CAGCCTCTGGGCCTACAGGTTCTGGCGGTCGACCTTGGTCCTTGTCCGCCTTGTTGATCAAGTTATGGAAGAACTTGTCGCCATACCAGTCGACCGTGCGCTTGGGCATGACGAACTCGCCCACCGACAGGGCTGCGTGCACGTCATCGGTCCGGCGACCACCCGACGGCGATGCCGTTGGCGGCACCGCGTTGATCGCACCGCCGCGCGCAGCATTGGGGAAAATCCCCGGGCCACCCGGCACACCCGTCGAGCCACCGGCCGCGCTGCCCAGCGAGCTGCCCAGCTTGCTGCCCAGCGCCGTGCCCATCGGACCAAGGTACGACCCGGCCACACCGCCTGCGATGCCGCCAATGGCCGACAGCCAGTTGTTGTCGCCGCTCTGCTTCTGAGCCTGCAGGTTGGCGTTGAAGCCCTGCAGCTGAGCATTGTAGTTGCCCAAGTTCTCGTTGTAGCTCTGGCCCATCGTTTGGCCCCACTGGGCCATGTAGGGGTAGGCCGCCGAGTACATGCCCATCGCTGGCTGGTACAGACCTGCCGACGTTGCCGCCGCTTGGTTCGGTGCCGTTGTCTGCTGCGTCCGATTTTGCGTGGCCAGCGCCCCTTCGGTCGCCGCCACGTTGGGGATCGCCTGCTCCTGTGTCAGGGCTTGACCCGTCACCGTCCGGGCTTCGGTACGCGCTGCGGCGCGACCCGCCTCGGACGCTGCCGTCGTAGCCAGAGCCCGCTGCGTCCCCGCTGACGTGTCGAGCGCGCCCGTCGCCGCCGCGTTGGGAGCCAGACCGCGCGCTTCCATGGCGCGAATGGCCGACGCCTTCTGCTGGTCGACCGCCATCGCCGCGTCGGCCCCGTACTTGCCCCCATACTCGTCCTCGGTCTGCGGCAGGTTGCCGATCATGCGCATCGCGTCGGCCTGCTGCGCCGCATAGAGTGGCTGCGACAGGCCACCCCACTGCTGCATCAGCTGGTCGGACGTCTGCTGCTGCCCGACCGCCGCGTTGCCCGCGTTGGTCGAAACGGTGCTGGCGATCTTGTTCAGATCAAGTCCCTGCTGCTGCGCCCAGTTGTAGAGGTCCTTCGACCAGCCCTGACCTTGATTGCCAATGTTGGTCATCGCCGAGATGTACTGGGTGTAATCCGGCACGGTCGGCGTCTGCGCTGTGAAGCTGCTGCCTCCGCCGCCACCACCAAAGCAGATGTTTTTGTTGACGACCGGGTGTTCTGCCCACGGGTCGAACAGTTCATGTCCCAGCATGGGCGACCTCCTTTAGACCACCGCCGTTCGTCTTGAAGTAGCGGGGCCGCAACTTGAGCCATGGACAGTGCTCGGCTGCCATCGAGAACACCAGCAAATCGCCATCCGGCGTGCCGTCGACAATGCGATGCTCGGAGCGCCACCCGGCGCGACGGACCATCTGAAGGGCGCCCTTGTTCTTCGATCCGACCGTGCACAGCACGCGGCGCACCTTAAGCTGCCGGAAGGCGAACTCGAAGGTGAACCACAGCAGCTCGGGACTGCACCAGCGCGGGTCCTTCCCGGCCATGTGCACAAAGCAGATCGCACCGTTGAAGTTGGTCAGGATGAAACCGCCGAGGAACTCGTTGTCGATGACGCGGCTGATGCAGGTATCGACCTCGGCGTCGAAGCCGATGCGGGCGGCTCGCGCGATCAAAGTGCCATGCTGGACGTCACCGACCCAGATCATACGAGGCTCCCCACCGGCATCCACTTGCCATTGATCGAGATGCTCAATGTCGTCTTGATGCCCGACTGCAGCCAGAAGTCGCCGTCCGAGTCAGCCTCGGGCATGTCCTTCTGGACGAAGATACAAGGCATGTGCTCGGCTCCCCGGACACCGACGATCTGCTCGACGCTCTGCTTCAGCGCCATCACCGTCTTGAACAGTGAGTCGACATCGTTGTTCGGTGTCGGGATTGCCGGGAAGCTCATACTTGCCTCAACTCGTGCGGGGTTTGCGCGCAATGGATCGCGTTGACAAGCACCTCGCCTGACACCTCGAACTGATAGTATTGCGCCTTATAGCCCGACGGCAGGCGGAACATCTGGCCCGGCACGGTCATCTGCTGCTCGAAGCGCAGAGGCAGGCCGTCGGCTTCGGCGTCGGCGTGACCTCCGGCATAGACCCGAAAGTAGGACGGTATCGTCGGTGGCGGGGTGAGCGGCGGGGTCCAGTAGACCTTGGCGGCACCGAGGTTCTGCAGATAGGGCAGCGTGAAAATCTTCGAGCGCCAGCGGTAGGGCGCGTAGGGCACCAGCGAGCGCAGGTCGAGCAAGTAGACGACGCCGTCGCGCAGCACCATCGTCTCGCCGTTGTAGACGTCCTGCATGAGGTTGAAGACTTCGGCGGGTGTCGGATCGAGCTCGGTCAAGCCTTGGCGCTGATCCACCAGCGAGATGTAGACCCCGGGCAACTTGCCGTAGCTGCTCTCCAACTGGAACGCGTCGTTCTGGAACGTGTCGGCTTGGAAGACACCTTGGATTTCCAGCGAGTAGGCGTAGTAGCCCTGACTGACGATTGTCGCCGCCACTGTGGGAAGATGCAGGAACTTGGCCCACTGGTCCTTGGTGATCATCGACAAGGTGATGTTAACCGCGCCAGCAGGCGTGATGTTGATCAGCCCATTGGGCGAGCAATAGAGCACGCCGCTCGGCGTGTTAACGATGCTGTTGCGCGACGTGCACGCTTCGAGCGGCTGTATCTTGTCCAGCGTCATCGTGTCGGGCGATGTGCCGGTCGCGGCGTAGGGCTGGCCTTCGGTCAGGATGATCAACGACTGGTTATAGACACCGAGACCGACAATATCGCCCTCGACGGCGATGACGAACGCAGGCGGCCATGCGTGCGGATTATAGGGCACGCTGAACCACACCTCGTTGAACCGAAAGCCTGCCAAGAACCCACCCGGCATGCCAGTGAAGCCCTGCAGATCGGCCGGCGGCGGAGCCCAGTCAGTCGTCTGCAGCTGCTCGTTGTTGACGACGATCGCATCAGTGGCGATCGCATGGTTGTCGTCGTACGTCGTTGTCGCGATCGGCAGTTCGGTGACGAAGTAGAATGACGGCACACCCTGCACCGAGACGATCGTGCGGTAGATGCGCAGGTGCGTGAGGTTACGATTGGCCGTGTCGCCTGCCAGCGGCGGCGTCATCGTGACGTGATAAATCGCGTCGCTCTTGTTGGTGATGGTGGTCGCCGGGCTGGGCGGCCCCTCTTCGCCCAAGCTGCTGACCCACGTATAGACGTAGCTCATCGTCTCGTTGGTGGTGCTCACACCACCCGATGCCGTCACGCCGGGCGCAGTCTCGGGCGGTGGCACACCGAGCTTGTACGGCGCGGCAGCCGCCTCGATCATCGAGCCGGACATCATCTTGGGATAGAGACCGTCGGCCCAATAGAACCGGCCGTCGTCATCCTGACCCGGCGTCGGGCTGCGCACGACGCGCACCTCGGGGTTCTGAAACTCCAACCAATAGCTGTCGACCATGTTATCGACGCCGGTCGCGCCCTTGGGAAACCTGAACCAAGACCGTGCCGTCACATCCACCATCGTGTGCAACGGCACGAGCGAATGGACCGGCTCGATACGGCCGGAGAACAGCCATGCGTTCGTCACTTCCGCCGCTGCATTGTCGGGCAGCAGACGATCGTCGACCGCCGGAACTTCGCCGCCGAACATCTGGATGGCAATGGGCGGGATCGGCATCAGGTCCTCAAGTCTTAATCATCATGTTCATCGCGATGGTCGGCTGCACGATGCCAAACCCAGCAGTCGTGCCACCCGAAGCAGTAACCGCTCCGTTGGTCTGGCCGCCCAGCGAACCGCTGACCTGCACTTCAAGCGCGCCCGCAGAGAACGCTGCGCAAACCGTATGAGAACCACCGCCGCCTGTCTGAAAACTGTCAGTCGGCGCGTTGCTGACTACGCTACCGCTCAACGGACCACTGACCGCCACGCCAATTTGAGGCACCGTTACATTAACACCTAAACCGCCGACCGATGCCGCACCGCCCGCTGCGCCCGGCGCAGTGTAGCCGGGCAAGCGACCTGTGCCGCCGTCGAGCATGGCAATGATGCGACCCCGGCAGTCGGGAATACGGAACTGCGTCGTCGCCTCACCACCAATGTTGAAAGCCGTGCCGATCGCTGTAAACAAGGCGGGCTGATCGGCGCGGTTGAGCAGCGAGCCGTCACACAGCAAATAGCCTGCTGGTATGACCGAACCCGCGAAGACCGACACCGTCCCCGGCTGAACAACGCTGCTCATCGGCAGTTCTTGAACCGCTCCCGCACCCGCTCCCGCCGAGCGACCAAGAATGACGCCGTCGGTGGCCGTTACGAAATTATGCTCGGCGTCCCAAGCAGACGGCTTGACCAAGGTCGAGTCACCGCCGTCGGCCTTGGCTGAAACGAATGCGTGTTTGAGACTGACCATCACACCCATCCCTTGCGGCCTGACACCGCGAAGCTCTGCGGATACATCCAGCGCTGGCCGCCGAACACGTTGGCCTTCATGGCATCGCCTCGCGCCTTGCTGCGCTCGGCGGTGTACTGTCGCAGGTTGGCCTGCGCGAGCGTCGGGTTGGTGTAGGGCTTCGACGGCGATGCCTGCAGCCGCCCCAGCGTGCCGAAGTACAACGCCTCGCGGTACTTATCGACGATCCAGTAGTCCTCGGCATCGAGGTCGGGATAGTTCTCGACATTGGTCGGATCGAACGGCGTCTTGGCGACCAGCGCCATCCACGTCGTCGCCGACGAGGGCGCGTAAGACAGCTGGATAATCCCCGGGACTTGCATGTTGATGTTGCCCTGCACCCACTTCTTGTCGGGGTCTTGGCTCGCCGGGTCGAACAGCAGGATCAGCCGGTTGGGCACACCCTTGTGCGCAACGGTGAACGGATAGCTCAACCCCGGCGGCGCGACGTCGATCGGCACCGCCTCGGTCCAGATGTTGGTCTTGTCGCAAAAATCCTTCCACACCCGGAACAGCACCTGCTGGAAGACAGCGTTGGTCACCCCCGGGATGTCAATCTTCACATCCGAGAACAGACGGGTCCAAGGACTGGCAGGAATAGGAGCTGTTGCCATCACGCCACCGTCAGAAGGGCTGCACTGAAGGTCTTCATGAACGCCATCGCGCGGCTGTCTTGGTTCTGCTCGTCGTCGCGCGCCTGCACCAAGCCGGTCACGTAGTAGACCAGCGGCGGAATGTACTGCTCCTCGACGCCGATCAGAGCGCCCAGCGTGCCGACATCGAACTTCGGCACGACGAAGCCGTTCTCAAGAAACAGGTCCGGCCTGATCCGGAACATGTCGAGCATGCCCTGATTGAGCGCGACGACGATGCTGTCGCTCGAATAGCGATAGCCGCTCGACGCCGTGTTGTCGGTGTCCTGCAGGAGAATGCGCACTTGACCGATGACATCGCCGACTTGCTGCAGCTGCTGCGTCGCGCTGTCGTAGTAACTGACGGTCCATGCGTAGCCGTCCCACACGTACACCATGCCGCCGGGCGCGGTGTAGAGCTGGCCCGCGGTAGGGTTGAGAGGGAAGTCCATCGGGTCTGTCATGTGCCAATCCTATGTCACCACGTAGGCGCGCAGGGAGGAACCGGCGACGAACGAACTTGCGCCTATCGTCGCGCGAAAGCCTGTCGTCGTTGTCGGGTTCGCGCCGCCATCTAGCGAAAACGTTTGGATGTAAAGCGGACCTGACGTCGATGCCATGTGGTTCGTCGAAACACCGCTCCAGACAGTACCCGACGGTATGCGCATGAGCTCAATCACGCACTGGGTTGTACCTGTCCCACCGAAATTCCACGCGGCGGCTGTCGCATCCTGCGCAGCGCCCGCCGTAGTTGACTGACCATAGACCTTTTGAACACGATGATTAACACTGGCGTTGACGACGCCGCTCTCAACGGTCTGAAGATACAAAGCCGGATCGCCCGCTGCCGCTTGAGAATTGATGACCAACTGAACCCGCTTGGCGTTGAGCGGGATCGTGACGTTCAGTATCGTCTCGCCGCCGACCGCGACCTGCTCGCTGTAGAGGTACAAGCCGCCACCCGGCATCACGCCCGGCGGTCCCGGCGGACCGACGACACCGCTCAGCGGGAACGCGCCAAAATAGGCATTGCAGTTGGCAGTTGTCGCGACATTGGAAAAGACAAAGTGCTCAAAGTAGTCGGTACCGTTTGCGTCCACGATTGCGTGGAAGGTGGTAAGCGTGGTCAGAGTGGATGAAGGAGTGTTGGATGAGCCAGCTTGCACAGGCAGAGCGACACCGTTCTTGCGTAAATAGGTCAGGACAATGGCGCCACCGCCTGAACCGGCGGCAGAAAACATGGCAAATAAATAGTAGCGTCCTGCAGGCGGCGTATAGCGGCCGGTGCTCGTGCTGTACCAATTGCCAGCATTGCCCGCGGTGACGGTGTTATGCACCAAAACTTGGCCGCTAGCGCCGATAGTAAAAGCCGCGTTGACGGTCGCTTGAAAATCACCCGCCACCGGCAACGCGGGCAACGTCCGGCCGGTCGGGATCGCCATGAACCACGCCGACGTGGTCGTCGCCCCGACGCTGACAGAGCCGCGCGCGTCGAAGTAATCGGTCCCGTTCGCATCAACGATGCACTGCGCAACAGGCGAGCCGTACCAGCCACTGGAGGTCGCGTTGTTGAGCATGTACGCGCCGGGGATCACCACGCCGTTCTTGCGCAAATCAAGACCAATATTGCTGCCCGACGCCGGCCCCGCCGCGATGCCTGCTGAAATCAAATAGCGCCCTGCCGGTGGCGTGAAGCGGCCGGTCGTCGTGTTGTAGAAACCGCCGACGTTGCCAGTGAGCACGGTATTAAACACCATCGTCGTCAGCGCGTTGGTGAGCGCGATGCCGGGATGCGTGACGTAGAAGTCACCACCCGCACCACCGGGTATGCTGTAGGTGACCCATGCACCGGGCGTGGCCAGCCACTGGTACATCACGCCGCTGCCAGCGTTGAAGACTTGGCCGTCGACGGGTGCATTGGGGAAGTCGATCATGGCGAACCCCACACGTCGATCTGACCGGAGACCATGTTGCCGGAGCTGTATAGGAAACGCAGGCCCGTCAGCATGCTCAGATTGTTCCAGTAGCCGCCGCCATTGAGGTTGTAGATCGCATTGAGCCCGCCATTCGTGTACGTGCAGCGATAGGTCAGCGATTTGAGCGACACTGTGTTCCGGATGCCGTAGAGCATCCCTTCACCATTGAAGCCGCCTTGGGCGACATTGTTGCTCACGCCGTTACTAGTCCCGGTGAAAGGCAAATACATGTAGCCTACGCCATTGGCGGAGGTCGATTGGGGCGGGTTGCCAGTCGTTTGCGACGTGCTGCTCCACACAGCTGACGTGGCATAATGGTTGGCAGTGCTGGTATCGAGCGTGTTGGTGCTGTCGTAAACCTGAAAACCCATCGCAACGTCATTGGTCGCTGGCAAAACCTGCGAGCAGGCGAACCTGATCTTGTTGATGTCCGCCGGAAAATTACGGAAGTCGAGGACGGACGAGTTGCTTGCCAGCTGCGAGCCGAGCAGACGCCATGCCACTTGCGACGGTGCCGTCGCGAGCTGTGGGGTCGCCGGTACCCATTGCGTCGAGTTGCCGTCGTTGTACCAGATGAAAAGCTGACCGAGCGTCGAGTTCCACCACAGCTGGCTGGCGACCGGACTGGCAGGCGGCGTGTCACCGACAGCGATCGCAGCACTTCCACTCAGCGCCACCCACAACGACTGAGCAGCGAGCCACCGATAGAGGACGCCGTTGGGCGCAACGAACAGTTGCTGGTCGGCCGGGGAAGCGGGGAAGTCGAGCGCGGCCATCTTCTACGCCTTGATGATCTTGTTGATGATCATGGTCGGCGGCATGTTCTGCGAATTGCCGCCACCAGTCCCGCGACTGACAACGTCTGACGCAGCCGTGCCATCCGAAAAAGCAAATCGACCACGATTGCCATTCTGGTCGGCTACGTTACCGCCGGGCGTTCCGTGCGTGTGACTTTGCAAACTCTGATCGCCGCCGACCGCACCAAGGGTCTGGCCGGCGATGCCGGAAACACCGCTCGTCACGCGGCCAGCCGTGCCGCCGGGATCGAGACCCGCCGTCACACGACCGCGCAAGTCAGGCAAGGCAAACGTCGTCGAGCCATCGCCTGCGCCGAAGGTCGTGCTGATAGCGGCAAACAACGGAGCATCAGTGACGCGGTTCTTGAGCGAGCCATCGCACAGATACCATCCACTAGGCACAGTCGTTCCGGCAAAGTCGGTGACCGAGCCGGGCGGCATGCCAGCCGATGCTCCGCCCGCCGAGGCCGAAGCAGGCACCCACTGCGTCGAGTTGCCGTCATTGTAGTAGATGAACAGCTGGCCAAGCTCGCTCTGCCACCACAGCGCCCCGACAGCCGGTGATCCCGGTGGCGTAGTACCGATGCTGATCGACGCGCCGCCGCCGCTCGGCGCTGCCCACGTCGCAACGCCAGCGACCGTCGTCATCACTTGGCCGTTCGTCGCCGAGGGCTTCAACGTCGGGTTAGGATAGTTGCCGCTCAGGTCGCCACCCGCTGGGCCATTAGGCGGCAACGTCGTCGGGTAGGGAACAGCAAGTGAGGGGTTCGGGTAGGTACCCGCCAGCGCACCGCCCGCCGAACCGCTGGGCGGCAGCGTCGTCGGGTAGGGAACAGCAAGTGAGGGGTTCGGATAAGTACCCGCCAGCGCACCACCCGCTGGACCAGACGGTGGTAGCGTCGTCGGCGGCGCTGGCAACGCCGTAATGGCAGCATGGACGAACCCTGTCGACGCCCCTCGATTATCGTTGGTGCCCGGTGGCAGCGTCGATATGGCAACATTACCACCAGCGACCGTCAGCAGCTTCGCCACGTCGTCGAACGACAGCAACGTCTCGTCGCCGGTAAGACTGCCATCGGCTGCGCCGTAGGCCACCGACTGCGGCGGGATCGGCAGGCCGGTCAGCCCGGCAAGACGTTGGTTGACCCACTGCGCGGGAACAAGTTCGAGGTCGTTGATCGTCGGATCGGGTAGCAGGGCAACTTTCGGCGCTTCCA